TTAGAGGCAGAAGACAAGGCGCACATAGATCGTGATGCTCGCAATGACGTAGCTGACATACCCATTGCTGGAGACACAGCAGAAATAAGTGTCGGCGCCCGAGGAAGGGGAACGCAACCACCAATTGGTGCTCGACCTTATTTTGCCATCACTGTAATTGTTCTTATAATAATCAAGTTGTTGCCCCTCTTTTTCATATTGGCTATACCTTGATGAATATCTTTTACTATTGCCAAAAACCTCACCATCACTTGGTGTAAACACCCTATCTTTTGAAATGATGATTTTTTTGTATTTTAAGCCGGCATCTGCTGTTGCAGTTTCAACTTGAACAATATAATCCTTAAAGGCGGGTATCCCTGTTAAAAATGCACCATCCCCACTTTTTGTATTTCTTGTGTAATAATACTCTTCTGCATCATAGTCGGCAGGCAATGTTTTTTCATTCCAAACATTTGTTAATTCATCATAAGCATAGTATGTTCCTGTTGTTGTTTCATCAACTGTTGCTCGAGTATAATAATAATCACCATCAGCCAAACCATTTTGTCTAATAAGTGAGCCCTCCCAACCTATTGTGTTGTCGTTGGTATTATTATGCTTATAACCTGAACTCGTGTAATCGTTCATTTCCAAAACCAAACCACAATAACCGGTTCCATCGGTTTTTTTGTAATGATTAAAATCTGCAATATGAATTTTTTTGCTAGTTCCCATAATAGTTGTAGTTCTTTCATCTTCAACAGACCACATAATTTTTGCATAGTCGTTTTTTGCTGCTTTATTAACCTCTTCATCGGTATAATCAGCAAATGGTTTACCAACCTTGCAGTTATAAATACCACCACTTGGAACACCAAACAACTTGGTCCACAATTGGTTATTTTCACTATCATAGGCTGTAAATCTATAATTACCATAAGTCGTAACACTAAAAGAAACAGAGCCACCATTAGTTGCATTGGTTGTTTTAGAATCTACCAATACTCCCGACTCTGTTTCCATTTTAATTGTAACATTTGGCATTTCAGCCAACACCACATTTGCAACACCATTAAGTGTTGTTGGTGCGTAAGGTATAGAGTTTATACCATTTTTTATATCTTCAAATGATGGACTTATGTTGCTTGAGTTTATAGTTCCACCTTTTTGTGTGACAACCCTAGCAATATCATAAATCCCGGCATATAAATCATTAAGTGTTTTGCCCATATTTAATTGCTCCTTTTATACATGTATTTACCATTCATAAAATTTTCAATTTCATTGGTGTTTATTGAACCATATCCACCAACTAATATTAAATCAATTTCATTGGTTGCATTTCCGCCACCTATAACCATAGCAGGTATAGCATTTATTTTGCTTACAATACCCCTAAAAGTTGTATTTGTTGGCACTGTTACACCTTTATTTCTAACTGCTTGAAATATTTGTGTTTTTGTGGTGTTTAGATAGTTTAATTTGTCGCTAGTTTTTCCCATATTAAACCACCTCACCATTTATAGCATCCAAAACATCATCTATTGAGCCAACTTTTGTTGATAATGCTGTAACATTTGTTTGCAATGTTTCAAATTGGGCTGTCAAATCACTTTTTGCATTTGCAATGGCTGTATTGGTTTCAGCCTTTGTGTAGTAATTAGAAAAATCAGCCTCAAAACTACCCACATGTTCCCATTTATTTTGAATATAAATATATTCATCATAAGAATCTGTATCAGTTTCACCGCTATCATTTACTTTTTTTACAAGATAAATTGTTGATGGGCTTATGTTTGTTGTTGGTAATGCTGTGACTATATTATAAATTTGTTTGCTAGCAATTAAAGAATTAACCTCTGTTTTAGTATAGGTTGTATCTTTGCTATAATAATTGCTTAAATTGTCTAACCCTTGCTCAAGAACAGTTTTTAATTCAGCAACCTTAACATTGTTTATTATGCTTTTACCATCAAATTGAATATCTTTTATTACAGACAAATCAATTTGCCTTGTATTTCCAAATATACCATTCATAACAATACCCTCCTATGCCTTTTCACCAATGGCAATATATGTTCCTGTAACAACATAACCATTTGAATTATAAATTGTAAAACCACTTGTCCCTTTGGTTTTAACATGGCAAGGTTCATCCATACCCCTATCATCACCCCTTGTTTCTGTTGTAAAACTTGGAATAATAACATAGCCATCTAAACCTGCATTTTTGAACATTTGTTTACCCCAATCAATGTAAGTATTATAATTTTGTTCTAGTGCATCAATTGAACCATAAACAACCCTTATATTACCAATAACAAATGTGTGCCAATGATGTGGGCAATTATAGTGTTTTGTAGAGCCCCACCACAAAAAGTCATTGGTCCATCTATCAACTTTAATTACCTTTGAAAAGTCCTCAACACCTAGATTAACAGCAACTTTTTGTAAAATGTTTTGGATATTAGTTATGTTAGTGACATCACATCTTTTTGCAAAATCTGCTGTTTTTGCATTTTCTGCATTGACAGCATCTTGTGCGCTTGCTGCACTTGTTGCAAATGCTGCTTTCCCAACAGTTTGTCCGCCATTAGCAATAAGTTTTAATGTGTTTTGAATTAGGGTTATATCGTTTTTATTTTGCAAGTTTTGGTTTTTTTCTGCAAGGCTATAATCAAATTGGCTTAAACCTTTACCCTCAACCTTATCAACCTTGCTTTTGCTCAATAAATCCAACATTTCCTCAACATTGAATTCTGTTGTGTATTTAATTTTGCCGGCAGTTATTACACCATAAGTAAAATCAGTATCAACAGCAGTATTGAGTTTATAAATTCTTAAAACAAAGTTAAATGTAGGTATTTTATCAATCCTTATAATATTATAAACTTTACCCTCATCAACAATGCTTTCAATTTCCCCATAAACAACAATGTTGTTTGCTATGATATTCTTTTCTGTTGTAACAGTGTAAATTGCGTAAATACTTTGCGTTATTGCATCAGTTATTTTTTCATTGTAATATCTGTATTCATAACACTCTTTTAGTTCATTGTAAGTCCAATCTTCCGGTAATATTGTGCATGTTCCTAAATCAACCCATTTATCACTATCACCAGCAGGACCTATATCGCCCTTGTCCCCTTTTGGACCTTTTTCACCACCAGCATCGCCTTTTTCGCCCTTTTCGCCTTGTGGTCCTTGTGGACCTTGTGGACCTTGTATGCCTTGGGGTCCTTGTGGTCCTTGTGGTCCGGTTTCACCCTGTGGACCTTGGATGCCCTGTATTCCCTGCACGCCTTGTTCACCTTGGTCGCCTTTTGGACCCTGTGGACCTTGGATGCCTTGTTCACCCCTAGGACCTTGCTCACCTTGAATAGGTAAACCGGTTGTAAATAAACCAGCAAAAACAAATTTTTTGTTTTCATCGGCTTTTATGTAAATCTTGCCATAATCATCGCTAGTTGTTAATGGATTGCCCTCTTCATCTTCCGGTATAACAATAACACAGTCACCAAGCATAATGCCATCACTTGTTGCTTGCTCATAATCAGCCATCATTTCATCAATGCTTTTATAGATTCTAGCAAAACTCATACCTTGACCACGTGGACCTTGTGGACCTTGTATGCCTTGGGGTCCAGATGCACCTTTTTCGCCGGTGTCACCTTTTTCCCCTTGTGGACCTTGAGGTCCTTGCACTCCCTGTTTTCCTTGGGGACCAATATCACCTTTTGGTCCTTGTATTCCTTGAACACCTTGAGGTCCTTGCAAACCTCTTGGACCTGTTGTTCCATAGCCTAAAAGGTCAAAATCAGCAGCATCACCTTGCAATGTGAAATAATCAATACCATCAGCATAAGTGTGCTTAAATATTAAACATCTTATCCATGATTTGCCTTTTGCAAATAATGTTTCTGTTTGATATACCTTATTATCAGTATCCTCAAAAGTCATAACATGTAATGTGCCCGTAACAGTGTCTTTTTCATTACCACTTGTTAATTTTTCTGTTATAACCTCATGTTCATAGTTGTAGAACAATGAATTTGGTGTTTTATAGCCATCCAAAGAATAATCCACAACCTCGCTATCAATTTCAGTTACATCAAATTTCTTAAATGCCAAAGAGTGCAATTCTGTATTGCTTGCCTTAATAGAATTTATATCGGCATCACTAATATATGTAGGTTGAGCAACAGTTCCACCCTTAACAACGATTTTGGCAGAACCGGTAACCAAATATTCACTAATACCTGTAATTGTTTCGCCATCTGTTCCATAAGTAACATCTTGTGTGTCATAAATTCTAACATTAACAATAGCATCACCCTCTTGTTCGAGGTCTTTTGCTTGGGTTTTGTAATAAAAACCTTTGTCATTATTAGCATTTGGTGTCATTGTTTGCCAGCCACTTTGGGTATTGTCCGGGTAAGTAATGTTTATATCAGCACAAAGTCTAACCAATGGTATGCTAGGCTCTTGGTTTTCAGCCCAATTTACTAATATATAACTTTTACCTTTGCTACCACGAAACAATGCCGGTCCACGCTTGATAACCAAATCGCCATTACTATTAAAAATTAGTTTCATTTTTTACTCCTTATAAAATTTTTTTGAGGTAAAATCACAATTAAGTCTGTTTTTTACCCACACAAACATTAAACATATAATTTTGCCTCCTTTTGATAAATTTTTTATAAAAAAGAACAACCCAGAGGATTGTTCTTAATTATTTATTTAATTGTATTTTTGTATTGTTTAGGCTACATTTTCCCTATTTTTATTATGCTTTTTAATAAAATAAGAAAGTGTTATGCCAGCCACCACAACAACAGCAACAGCATTAGTTACTATCAGTAAAAGAAAGGTTATTACCCCCCCCCCGGATGGAGTTAGTTGATAGTTGCCTTGTTCTAGCGAAAACTTATTATTTATGGTTACCATGTTGTTTTTATCTATGTTCCCAATAAATAATTTATCCCCAATAATTGTGTAATTATAGGTTTCTTCATAATCATGTTGGTTATACCAATATTTGTAATATAATGTGCCATCTTTTTCAAACTCAACAGTTCCTACCGAAAACCTATTATTATCTATAACATCATATTTGGTGTTATAAAAAATTGGAGCCGAAAATAAAGCAACAAGCAATATGGCTGTTATAAGAATTAAACCACTAAAAACACTTAACACAACTTTCTTTTTCATTTTAATACTTCCTAAACATAAAATATATTGGTTTTGATTGGCTACCAACATTTAACTCTTGGTCAAAATATGCAACCAATCTATTATTGTTGTCAATTATACCATAACCAATTGATTTTGTCAAAGCAGTGATAGGTTCAACCTTAATATATTTGTAATCATCATTAACTGTTGCACTTGGGTTACCAATAATTTGATATGTATTTGCCTCAACAACATCTTCAAACTTATTAGGTCTTTTTGTAAATGTTGCCATTTTATATGTGGTTTTTGCATCGCCTACTATTGGCAATGAAAAATTTAATGCTTTACCAATAATTGATTGATTTGTTGGTGATGTAATAAAGTTCAATTGAACAGTTAAGCCTATTTTTTCCCTACTATCTTTATCTATGTTAAATGGGTTAGTAAAATAGTTAATAAGTGTAGAATTTGTATTTATTTTGTTTTCATCAACCTTATACAAATACTTGCTATTTGCCACAATATTGTTATCAAAATCAGTTATGGGGTTATCGCTACCATATATAACTGCTAATTTGTCAAATCTTCCAAATTCATTGGAGTATTTAATAAATTCTTCAATACAGTAAGAGTTTAATGATAATGAATTTGTGGCTTTATCATTTACATTGCTTGGGTTTTCAGCATAGGTGGCGGCACTATAATTATCATCTGTTGCAAAATGTAAAACAATAGAGTTTCCAAAAGGAAAACATGAAACAGGCAATAGAAAACAATGTGTTTCTTCCGCCCCAGCCCTATTAACACCAATGGTTTTAACAATTGCATAGGTTATTTGTTTGTTTGTTTGATTACCATTGGATAGTTTATTGGATAATAAGTTTAGCATTTTATTTGTTGCAAAACCAAGGGTTGACAATGTGTTTTTGATGTATAATTTCAAATCAGCAGAAACATCATCACTTATGTATGTTGCAATATCTAAATTATTATCAACAAGGCAAAATTCTTGGTAATCCGGGTTTCTATTAACGCTTTCTTCCTCGCTAATTTCATATTGCCTAATAGTCTTTTTAACAGCAGTAAAGGCATTTAATTCATTGTATTTATAACTCCATTGTGTTGTAACCTTTATTGGTGTATTAGTAATAAGTTCTCTATTAACCACAAAAGCATAATAATCATCTTGTGTAACAACTCCAACATGTGGAGCATCTGTTAAATGTTCAAAGTATTGTGTTTTTATCACTTTGGCATTTCCGGTTTTCATAATGGCACCTTTCATGCTTTCACCATAACTTTCAACATCAACAGAATTTGATTGTTGGTTGTAGAACAATGAGCAATCCTCTTCTTTGGTGTCATAGTTCACCCTATATTGCCTAACCTTAAAATCTTGAAATGGTATATATTCAATTTGAACAGACAAATCTTTAATATATGTTTCCAAATTAACACTTTCATCTAATTTTAATATGTTTCTAATTGCATGGTCATTGACAAAAGTGTCAAGTGTGTTTTGATTTGGTCTTAAATATTCTAGCGCATAAATATTTTTTTGACCTTTGGTGTAGTATAGGAAAAATGCTTTATTGTTATAAACATCGCCCGGGGCTGTATAACTATATAGAATATCATATTTTGATTTTTCTACTATATTTGTTTTTATATCCTTGATGGTTCCTTTACTATAAACCTTTACAGAAATAAGCGACCTTATTGGCTTTTGTGTTCTAAAAATACAATCATTGTTTGAAATTTCAAATGTTGCACTTTCAGTCCTTGTAGAAACAAAACCGCCCATAAATGGCTCAATAACTGTTGCTTTACCAGAATAATTGCTTTGTGTTGCGTTTTGAACAACAGACAAAAAGTTATTCGCATGCTCATCAAGTGGGTGTTCTTTTTGAATTAGTGAATAATTGTTTTTTGAATATAAATCATTACCACCAAGGAAATCAAAAGTAATGGTGTCCCAATTGGTATAATCATTTCTATTGGTTATTGTTTGCCCATTAGAATCTGTATCATATTCGTAAACAACACTAGGTATAAGCCTAGGTATTGCATGTATGTATTCACCAATAGTTTGCAATGCTTCAAATAATGTGCCTTGCGTAAAGTTAAATTCAGGACTTAATTTTTTATCTAAAATTGATGCAATGTTTTCATCAAGTTTATATTGTTGATTTTCTATTCCATCTCGCCTTAATACACATACTTTAAGCAACCTTTCAATTACCTCTTTAATTGTGTATTCTTGTGGTATTAAGGCAAGGCTATTAACTACTGTAATAGTCCACTTAAACTCTGCATCAGCCATGGTAACATTGTTTTCATTTTTATAACAATAATATTGCCTAAAAGTATATGTTCCATTTTGAGTAAAAGTAAATGTTCCATTTTGTGATAATGTTTGGCTTGTCCCATCCGGCTTGCTAACAGTAAACTCTTTTAATGAAAGTGTTTTATAATGCCACCAGCCAATCCAAGCATTAAGGTTTAGTGTTGCATACTTAACCTCAACATCCATATTTATATTTGTAGAAATAGTATTGTCTGCTGTATGGTCAATATACTTAACATAATCACCAATGTTAATATTTTGTTGTGTTGGTGTTACATCTTCCAACTTAATTTGAGTATTTGGGTCAAAAATTGTTTCGCCCTCTTCCAAATCTTCATCTGTGGTAGGTGTATCATTTGCCACAACCAACAAAGCGCCATTTGTGCCTTGTTCTACTTTTTCATAACCACTCAAATATAACATTCTATATGGTCCAATAAATCTATTTGACCCACTAGCATATCCAAATTTGTTGGTAAATTGGGCTTGAACAAAAAAGTTATTCCAGCCAGCAAACCCACCCATAATGTAAGTGTTTGAAACAAACTTTACAACATTATTTGTTCCATAATTATCCTCAAGATAATTTGTAAATGTTAAATTGTCAACAATAACTCTTTCTAACTGTTTGGTTATTTCAATAAGTGATAATGTGTGCCTATAAATAGGCTTTGCTCCTTGCACAACATTTTCTACAAGGTCGTTTTCTACAAGCCTATAAATATATTCAGTGTTTGTTGTTTCGTTTTTAGTATCTGTGATAGTTATTTTTATTCTGCTTAAAGGCTTTAATGGTTCACTTATTGTGGATAAATAACTTAAAACAGTTGTATCTAAAACACTATCTAATTGGCTTGTGTCTAAAATAGGCATTTCAACTCTACTTGTTATATCAATAGGGGTATATACTCGAGTTCCAAGCACACCAGATGAAACAACTATTTTTTCAACTTTAATATTTGTTATCATACTATCTACTCCTATTCATATTGCCTGCACGTTCTCTATTGATGTTTACAGCCAATGATTCTCTTGCAACATTTCTGTTGTATTCAACATCACTTTTAATCATATCCGTAAAGAACATTGCAGTGCCTAAAATAGGGTTTTTAATGGCAACTGCTGTAAACATTGCTAATTTATTGAACGCATTAGTTTGTTGTTGTTTTAGGTTGTCCCTAGTGGCAAAACCAACACTTGATTGGGCAAATGATAATGCTTGCTTACCAATATAAGCAACAGCAACTAATGTTGATGCTTTTACACTTTTGCCCTGCTCCCCTTTATTTTCTATTGGGTTATCAGCCTCGGGTGTTGTTCCGGGGTCTTGTGGGTTTGTTTCATTGCTATCATCAATAGTTTTAAGATAAATATTTATGTTTGTTTCTGCCATAAGTTCCTCCTAAATTAAATTTCATAATCTGTGTCAGCAAATTGCAAAGCATCTTGCAATGTTAATGTTACTGTTGCAAACGCCCCTGCTTGTCCGACAAAATCACAACCAGCAACAATACAATTATTTGAATTACTAAATGGTCCATCGGTGTCAAAAGCAGGATAATAATCGGTAACCTTAACAATTTCATTTAATGCAAAAGGCTCAATTTTTCTTGCAGCCTTTAATAGCCTTTTGCCAACTTTATTTTTTTGTAGCAAAATTGTGTATGAAAAACTACTATTTTGTGCTCTATTAAATGATTTTGCTGTGTTTTGATTGGCTAATATAGGACTTTCAGTTTGTTTTGTATCCCCATATTGAACATTTAATATTTCAACAAAATCGGATATTTCTTTATCGGTTCCAGCATTAAATGTTAATTTGGTCTTTATTTCATTGCTAACCAAAGCCCCGCCATCTGCCTCGCTTACAAGGCAAGTTCCGGTAATAACAACAACTTGTGTATAATCGCCAAAATCTGCTATTGGACTATTTGCAGGCGATGCAAAATCTAAAAAACTGTGGTATGTATAAGATTTGCCATTGCTTGTAAAAGTTCCCTTTCTCAACCCACATATTTTAGATAGTGTGCTTAATTCGTCTAACTTGTCTTGTTTTTTTCTTACACTTATATAAAACTCAAAAATAAGTTCCACAGTTTCAGCCTTGATATTGCTTAACTTATAAGGTCTACGATAGGGTTTTATAATTCCTTGTATGGCTGCACCATCTATTTTTAGATTGCTATAAACATCAATGGAATAGTAAGGGCTACCAAGTATATTTTCATAAACTTTTGCCAAATCTTCTATTCTGTAACTTTCTTGTAGGTTCATTATTCAATTACTCCTCCATATTGTAAGGCAAATTGATGTGATGTATAAGAACAGCACCAAGCAATCCACCCGGGTTTATGGCTCCTTGTTTCTGTATATGGTCCATAAGGTGCAGGAGCACCACCTATAACAATCTTTATATGGTTTGCCCCCATATAATACATGTTAATACCATTTTGTCTTAAATTGCCCGGATATGGTGATAATCCACTTGGACCAGCAGGTGGCTTTGTTCTAACCGGTGCATTAAATATTAAATTTGACATTAAAGTGTCGCCAAACTTGTTTAATGTAAACATAAACTACTCCTTTATTGTAATGCTAGAATAGTGTCTTTAATTTTCCTATGTTTATTTTTTAGTGGTGCAACATCTTGTGTAAATATACCCATTACAAGGTAGATAACGCCCTCAAATTCGCACCTTACTTGTGACGCCTTAATATTTGTTGGCAACTTGTCTTTCGTGGCTAATTCTAGCATTTGTCCTTGTGAGGCAAAGCCAGAGCCTACAAAAGAGCCATTAACATATCTTTTGCTATTTTTTTTACACTTAATGCTTGTTATAAATTCATCATCTAATGTGTAAAGTTTGGCATCAAGGTTATAGCCTATTTCATTTTTCATTGGCTTACACCTCACCCATTAAAAGATTAGGTCTTGCACTTTTTAATATTTCCACAACCTTTGGTGCCAATATTTTTGGTATTATTCTTTCTTTATCAACTACTACTAATTGCCCATCGGCATTAACATTTGAGCCATCGGCAACTCCATAATCGCCATTGGCATTAAGCATATACTTTAATTCTGCTATAAGGCACCTTTTAATGGGTTTTTGCAAGTAATCAATATAATCAACAATAATGCCATCTTTTAGTGATTTGCCACCTATTTTGTAGATTCTATTATAAACATTTTCGTGTGCAGCGTTAAGCCAATCCCTTGCCTCAACATCTTGTTCAGCCCCAAGTTCAGTTTTTAAGTCAATACCGGTTGCACTCTTAAATTCTTCATCGTTTAATGTTACCGGGTAATCATAAAGTGTGCTATCAATCTCAATCATAATTAAAATCCTCCCATCTTAAATCCGCCACAAGTCCATCTACGTAACTTTTGTTCTGCAAACGCACTTGTTAAAATTTTACCATCTCTTGCCTTTGCCCCAATTGAAACAAGCAATAATTCAACAGCATTAACCACTTGTGCATCTTTAACCTCTTTTGGTATTTGATTAAACCTATAAAAATCCGACTTTCTTGGAAATTGTAAAGGTTGATTATAAAACAATTTTGCCCCAGCAACAGGCAAAGTTTCCATTTCTTCTGTGCTATTGATTAGCAATTGTTCCTTTTGTTCATTGGTTAAGCCTGCCCAATAGGCAGCAAAATCACCAATAGGATAGTTGCTTTTTACAAGTTTGTTTGCCTCATCTAATGTGCAATATGTATTAACTCCTATTTCTAACATGTTTTAACTCCTATAAATTTGATTAGGCTACCAACGGGCTTGCACCATTGCTATGGTTTCTTAACAATAGCCATAAAAAATGGTAGCAATTCGCTACCATTTTATAAATATTAAACATTGTATTGAGTCCAAGTAACTGTGCTACCATCTTTTGTGGCAGTAAACATATCACCTGCATTGTAATCAACATCACCAATCTTAACTGCTTTTGTAGCAATGTAAATTGTATCTGTTGCAACATTTGCAGCAGTTGTTGGCAAAGCATCAACTGTAACAACTTTTGTATGTGTTGCGTCAATTGTAATACCTACAACAATCAAATCACCAGCAAGTGTTTTTGTTCCACGAGAACTAAACAATTCAACAGCAAAATCATTTGAAAGTGGGATTTTTTCACAATCATATTCATCAATTATAACAGGTTGTGCAACAGATTCTTTTGCCATGATAATGTAGTCAACTTTCTTTGGCAAGTAATTTTCACTAAACATTACAACACCATTTATTCCTGTCAATTCTTTATCTTCAACAGAGAAATTGATGTTGTGCAATGTATTAAGTCTAGTTTTAAGTTTGCTGTAAACATTTGGGTCTAATACTCCACCAATGAAATCTCTATCAACACCATTAACAAACTTGTTTTCTGTTTTTTCCAATGGGATGATAGCACTTTCTAATTGGCTATCAATTGTTTCAGCATTTGCACCACTTGAAATACCGGCTACAATTTTACCTTTCATTTTCAACTCATCACCACAAAGTGCTCCCAAATAAGCCTCTGTCCAGAAATCTTTTTCAATATTTCTTTTAAGTGTTGATTGGTGGTTTGTTTTTCTTTTGTTCAAAAGGTTAATAACAGAGGCATCAAGACCAAATCTTTCTGCATCTTTCTTGGTTACCTCTTCAACAATTTCCTTGTCTTTATCAAGGTTTACAGGAATTTCAGGCGCTTGGATTTTATCACCTTTACCTGCTGTTCTAGCAGTTCCATAATCTTTCTCTTCACTATTTACAAAACGCTTAAAGACATAAGACCCTGCTTTTTCATCAAGGTTTGCATTTTGCGATTTGAATTTGAAAGAGTTACCGCTTTTTTGCAAATTTTCAACGATGCCTGCTTGCATTTCGTTTAATTTTGCCTGTGTATTTTCATCTTCAAAAATACTAATTGCATTTGTTCTAGACATATTTTTATCCTCCTACTATTTGTCTATATAACATTTGTTTTTGCAGATTTGGTTTGTTCACTAGGATTAGTAGAATTAGCCGGGAAATCTGCACCCTTTTTAATACTATTTGCAGGAATATCAAACAAAAAGCCATTGTCTTTTTTGATTTCAGCCAATTGTTCATCTAGTCCACCAATAGCATCAGCATCAAAAGTGAGTTTTGAACAGTCTAACAAAGCCTTAACAGTTATTGGATTTTTAGCCTTGCCATCTTTAAGGGCTTGCATTAGCCTATAATCATTAAAGGCATCATCCTTTGCTTTAAGTTGCTTTTGATATTCAGCATCTTTTTCATCAAGTTGCTTTTTCCATTCTTCGGCACCTTTTTGCTTTTCGGCTCTTTCTGCCAATTTTGCCTGTAATTCTTTTAGTTTGTTATTACTACTATTAAACACAGGTTTTGGAACAGTAGTTTTGCCAACATAAGCGTTTACGCCACTCTCTAATGCTTTTAATTTTTCAGCATCAAAGTCAGCACCTAGCACACCGCTTAATACATCTGCTAGGGTTTGTTTCTTTTCGTTATTATCCATAACATACTCCTTTTTATTCCGGTGGTTCCGGTAATGGCTTGCTAATCATACCAAGCAAGTGTGGTTTCAATCCTAGTTTTATGCCATACGGTAGGGCAAATAATAGGCGTTTCCGCCTAAATTATTCTTTTTCGATTATAGTTAAATCTTTTATGTCAACAACTTTTGTAAAACCAATTTTGTCAACAAGTTCAACCAATATGGCATTATTGTTTGATGAGCATATATTTACACGCTTAACCTCAAACATTTTGCCTTTGTATTTGATTAGTTTACTATTAAGTAGGTCAAACAAGTATTTTGCAGTAAATGCAAATTGTTGTGATAATATATCTTTGTCATGTTTAAGGTCTTTCTTTTCTTTTGACTCATCTTTATTAGCAACAATGAAAATGCTAATTAGCCCAGCAATCATAACAATGTTACAAACTACTAAAATAATAATCAATACTGTCATAGTTCCTCCTTTTTTTTATTGTATATAACAAAAAGGCAACTTGCCGGTTGCAAATTGCCTTGTATTATTAAAATGGTGATGGCTGTGGGTGTAGCCCCTCCCACGTCTCTTTTAACCCAATGGGTGTGTAGATGCTACATTTCTCTACCTAGCCATCATGAAAATTATAACACAAGCATTATTTTTTGTAAAGCACTGTGTTATTTTTCGCCATTTGTTGCAATCTCTTATTGCCAATTTGATATGTTGTTAGTATTGTGTTAGATAATCGACTTGTAATTGTGCTTACCTTTATAACCAAACAAGCGCTTTTGTCGCCTGCTTTACCTATAACCAAGATAGTGTTTTTATTTTTATTATCCTTAAAAATATAATCCGGGTTGTTTATTATACTAGGAATTTGGTCTTTAATTTCCATATAAAAATCATTATGCGTGTTTTTACCCGGGGCAATGTGTCTTTCATATTGTTTTTGGGTAATGATTAAATTTGTGGTTTTCATTGGAAATGGTAAATCAGTATAAGCATTTGATTTTATTTCAGTTATGGCAATTGGTTTGCTATTTGGCAATTTATCAACAGCCTGTAAGGTTTTATGAATTTCAATATATCTTGGCGTTTTCTTTGCATGTGCGGTTCTAAATTTGGGCAAGGTGTTTAGTTGGCTAGGTAAATCTTTACCAAGTTCAACCTTTGCTTTGTTGTATTCTTTTGTTGCATCCCAAACCCTATGATTAAATGCTTGAGCATTTTGGTATTGTTGCCTTTGGTTTTCTGTTCTTTGGTCTAGTTCATAATCTCTATTGCTAGCCTTTTGCAGTTCCAAAGTTTCTTTTTCGGTGTGGTTTTCCATAAAGTATGGTCTTAACATACATCTACAATGTGGATGTATGCAAGTGTAACCATTTTTGAATAATACATTATAAACGCTCGGATAATTGGGGTCTTTGCCACTAATACAATAAATCCTATTACCCAATGTTGAGCATGTTTTACAACTACTATGATTTGGTGCCATAAACACATAATCAGTGCCGAGTTTAACAGCATTATCTATTGCTGTGGCATTTTGTGTTTCATTCCTTGCTGTTCTTGTTGCCATCATAAAATATTTATCTAATGGCATTTTTGCACCATTTCTATATGTAACCCCAACACCACCATTGCTTATAAATTCATTTTGTAATGCCTTTTTAACATCTGTAATGTGTGTTGGTGCTTGTTTGTAAGGTTTAATGGTTTTTTTGAATTGTTGCATTAGTTCTTTTTCAGCACAAACAAGGTTTGAGTTTAGTTCTATATAGGTTTGGCTTTGCATTTTATTTACAAGGGCTTTATTTGGGCTTAAATCATGTGTTTTTGATATTTCCTTTACATCTTCTTTAACCACGCCCAAATAGTTGCTTGTTGCCTTTCTTATGTTGTTAAATTCAACTGCTATATAGGCACCCATAAAATACAATAACTCATCTACACTTTGAACATTGGCTTTTTGAATTGCTTTGTAAACATTCCTATTAAGATTACCAACCTTTTTAACCAAACTTTCTTGCAAGGGTTCATATTTGGTGCTAATATGATTTTTTTTCATTATTCACCCTCATCGTCATTAGGTGTTGGGCTTGAAAAACCACCAAACATAGATGCTTGCTTTTTTGAGTTTCTTTCATCGACTTTTTCAGCAATATCCTTTGCCATTTCTTGTGTTAGGTTAAACCTATCCACATTTTCTTGTTCTGGAGTGCTTAAATCGGCGTTAATCTTCATAGTTGCTTTTTCAATTTCTTGCTTTTCATCGTTTGGCAAGCCATCATACCAATCAATAGTTATATCTTCTGGCTCAATCTTTTGCCCATTCAACTGTGCAACAGAAGATAATATTTTCTTTAATTCATTTGTAATATCATTTGTTATACGCCTTGCCTTTGCTAATGGCTTTACAAATGTTGCTTTCATGGTTTCCCAAGCAATATTGGTGCTTTTGCCTGCTGCCTCATAAATTGGACCCATTTCACTAACTTTATAAAGTTGTTCAAATAAAAGGTTTAATTCATTAAAACATGCAACTAATTGACCATCCCAAGTTAAATAACCGGGAATTGGGTCACCTTGGTTAAGTGCATAAGTGTTTCCGCCACCTACTTTGAGTTGCCATTCACCCCTGCTATTCTGTTCAAATGCACTTAAAGCAGCGTAAACATCTGGTCTTGTGTGTTTATCTAGAATAATAGCAATTTGCCCTAATCTAGCCCAAATTTCAGCCAATATTGGGTCAAGGCTAGCATAATCATCATGCCCGTAACAACTATCACTTGTTACAAGTTGGTGCATTGACCTTACTGCAAAATCACTAATACCTGTTTTAACCTCTTCATCTTTGCCTATTTGTTGTTTAATAATAAACCTTTGTAAATCTAGGTTTGTTCTTCCACTTGGCAACTTGAAATTAGGGTCTTTTTTGATAGGTTCTAATTTGAATATTTTTTTTATGTAATATCCCTCATAGTGAATTTGCACTCTTAATTCCCATTTTGGTTTTTCTTCGGTGCTATCTTCTAGTTCAACAGGTGTGGCAAGGACTATGTTAAGTAAATGGTCTTTATCATCCACATCAACAACCTTAAAAAGGCTTGATGGTTGCACAACAGCCACTGCTGGTGCTCCACTGCCATCTTTATTTTCTTGTGAATAAACACGAGAAACAGCATCGCCTTGCCTTGAAATATCAATTACCCATTGTCTAATTTTATTATAAAAGTCAACAGAGGTAACTAATTTTTCAAAATTTTTATCTTTCTCACACTTAATTGTAGGTTGTTCACCACAAACTAAATCTGCAATTGAAACACTTGTTAATTTATGATAATTCAAATCTATTGGGTAGCCAATAATATCCGAGTAATCGTTCAATATTCTAATAATTCTTTGATTGGAATCCTTGAACTCCTTTTTACTTACAAGGTATGTGCTATCATTAAATAAAAGTAAATTATCTTTATAATTTTGCAAACGTTCTGTTTCACAAACAGGTGGAAAAATCTTGTTTGGTTGTATAAAACTTAAATCGTTAAGCATAATTAACTCCTATCTTTTAATATTTATTCGACCTACCCCATTAGATTGTATTATATCTTCTAGTGCATAACGCACATCATCAATGGCGTGGTTGTTCTTATCTGGGTAACTACTTTTGAAATTACCATCTTTTGTTTGTTCATATTCATAACCAACAAACTCTCTATAAGCATTTGGGCATTTAACTTGGTCAATAAAGATATTGTTTAGAGATTGTAACCATTTAATACCATGGTCAACACTACCCGGACCTTTCTTGACGCCGGTAACATTTAATCCCATACTTACTAATTCACTGTTGCTCCTAGGTTCGGCAGAATCAGCCCTTATAAGCATGTTATTTGGGTTATGTTGCCTAATTAAGTTAGCAAGTTGGTCATAAGATATGCCATACTCATATATTTCATCAAAAATATATAAGTCTTTTTTATTTCTATCATAATAAACGCCATGTGATGCAGTTGGGTCCACAGCAAAACCCCAATCCAAACCTCTGTAAACATAGCCAAAAGTGTCTATTATTTCTTGTGTCATGTTTAATGCCTTAACATTGGCAAATACTTGACCACCTGTGCCGGTAATTTCCCCCAAATACTCATGTTCATAAGCCCTTGGGTTTGTCTTTTTTAATTGTTCGGCATCTTCAATAAATTGTTCGCCTAACCATTCTTTTGGAACAGTTAGATAGGTGCTATGATGAACCAATGTGTTTTTTACAATGCCTTTTGCAATATTGCTTTGTAGGTCAATAATAAATCTATTAACCCAATGGTCAACAGTTTGTGGTGGGTTGTATGAATAAAATCTTATAGCCCTTTTCAAACCTGCACGTGTTAATGATTGTTGCACCTTTCTTATTTCAGCAATGCCATCAAAGGCATCTAACTCTTCAAACCATTGGTATTTGAAATAACCACTTACCAACTTAACAGATTTGAATTTGCTAGGGTCATCGCAACCCCTACAATAAATCCTCTGCCCTGTTGGTAAATATGTAAATGAGTGGTTATTTTTGTTAGATTTCCAATATTGTGTTACTTGCAAAATATCTATTGCCCATTGTATTTGGTTAAAAACACCGGTTTCTATACTTGTGCCAACTTTCATTATGCACATAGCATTTGCCAATGGGTCTGCCATCATGCCATTAACTATTTCAATGCTTGGTGTTGAGGATTTGCAGGACCCACGCCCACCTTTTAGATAATAATCGCTGTAAATCCCATTTTTAATATAGTTATGAACATTAAAAAAAGCAGGGGCTAAAACCTTGCTTAATTGGACTACCGGTTGTGCTTGATTATATAGCAAACTAATCACCTATATTTTGGGTGGGGTCTTGTGGAATATCATCAATTATTTGTGGAGGGTTCATGTTTTGGACTTTTTCAACAAATAAACCATATCTTTTGCCCAACAATTCAGCAGCCTTATTTACATCACTAATTCTAGTTGGTATTGGCACAGCCACCGGGGACTCTGCATCTTTCACAACCTTTTTACCATTCTTGTCATAATGGGTTTGGTGTGTTTTCAATGTAACCACAACTGTATCAGTTTCTTCACGCCTTAAAACACGTGTTAAAGTTTGTAACACTTCGTCTTGTTCGGCAATGAGTTTGTCCTGCTTTTCTTCCATAATTTTTGCAAGACAATTTTGAACCTTAACATTTGCTAACAATCGTGCTGCTTGTTCACATGCTGTTTTTCTACTGTAACCTGCTCTAATTGCTGCTTGTGTTCCATTAAGGTCCTTAATGTATTCTTGGCAGAATAATAATTGTTTTGGTGTTAAGTTTTCTTGTTGCTTATTTTCCATTACACGCTTGTTATATTATAATAATATATAATATATATAAATAAATAATAATTATTAAATAAATAATAAATAATAATATTATATATAATAATAAACTACCTATTACCTAGTAATAATAACTATTACATTATTTATTCATCCCCTTTGTTATCACTATCACTATTTGCACCATCAACTGTTTTTTCAATTTCTTGTGCATCTAGTTCGTTTGTGCTAACAACTTCTGCCACATTATTAGCAACCAACTCGGAAACAACAGCAACCTCTTCAACACTAGCGCTATCACCACTATTAACAGCAACCATGCCTGTGTCTTTGTCTACACCTACTATGCCATTGTTTGTTTTGTAAACCATTAAGTCACCGTCATCTTCAAAACCTAAATCTGGCAAAGATTCTATTTCTTCTTTTTTAACAACCGCAACTAATGTTTCATCTTGGTTTTTCTCTTCTTCCATATTTAACTCCTTATATAAATTTACCAACCTAAAATCCCACCAAAACCTAATTATTTGTTGGTAGCGTTTTGCCCTGCAATCTAACACCGGGTGTGTTATCAATGTTAATTGCAACTCCTAAAAATAGAAAAAAACACCTCAAAAGGTGTTTCCTATCTATACTTTGTGCCTATTATAATATAACACATTATTTCTACTGTTACAAGTGTTTAATACCTGCTAAAAATGTGCAAAAGTGTTCAAAAGTGTGTAATTTGTGCAGTCTTTTAGTTATTGACAATAAAAAAGTTGGCAATTTTACCAACTTTTTGTTATTAAATTTACCTTTTGTGGGGGGTCTCTAGATAATTATAAACAAGTTGCTTAATATGGTTAATTTCTTGGTTATAATGCTTTTCATTAAACACCAAAGCGGTGTATTTACAACCATTGTTAAAATTGCACATAATTTTAGCACCATTGTTTTGTTCTATTATATCTATAATAATATATTTAATTACTATATTATAATTTTTAATATCTAATAGTCTATAAAAGGATGGTATATTATCTAATTGTTTATAGTTCAATTTCATTTATACCAACCACCTTTGCACTATTACTTAAAAATTGCCAATTGTAATTAAACCTAAAATGGCACCCCTCTGCCACTTTTTCATAGTCCCAATACAACAAGCCAAGTTCATTTGTGATTGCTGTTGGTGTAAGCCTATATTTGCCTTTTATGTATTTATAAATATTGTCTGGAGCATTTACGCCATCAGTTAAAATGTTTACACTAATAGGTTCAACAACGCCAATGGCATAGGCTAATTGTATTTGGCAAGTCTTTACTGTTCTAAATGTTTTAACTATATCAACAGCCATGTTTCTTGCCATATAGGCAGCACTACGGTCAACCTTACTTGGGTCTTTACCGCTAAATGCACCGCCACCCACCGGGCAAAATCCACCATATTGGTCACAAACTATTTTTCTACCTGTTACGCCACAATCGGCTGTTGGACCTCCAATAGTCCATGTTCCGGCAGGGTTTATAATTAGTTTGCCATTAAAACCCCTTAAAATGGGCTGTAATAGGTTTTTTACATATTGTTGCACATATTCTAGGCTCTTATACTTTTTGTGGCATACGCTTATTAAAATGGTATGAATAGCCCCAATATTTTGCTGCATATCCAAATCAGTCGTTATTTGTGTTTTTGCATCGCCTTTAAGAATTGATTTTTTGTTGTTTTCAACATCTTGTTCAATGAGGCTTATAATTCTATTTGCAAGGTCAAAAGCAAATGGTAAATAACTATCGGTTTCATTACAAGCATAACCAAACATAATACCTTGGTCCCCGGCACCCACCGAGCATAAATCATTCGATGTGCCATTATATATTTCATTTGATTGTTGCCCAATCAAGTTTATAATTTTATCCACCCTATAATGTAGTTTTTTGGCAACTCTTCGAGCAATTGCTTTATAATTAACTTTTGCATTTGTTCTTATTTCGCCACCCAATATAATTGTTTTATCTTTAACCATTACCTCACAAGCCACTCGGCTTTGTGGGTCTTGTTCCAAGCAAGCACTTACAATGGCATCACTTATTTGGTCGGCATACTTGTCTGGATGAAATTTACTAACTTGTTCTGTGCTAAATAGTTTCATTTTCCGCCTCCCTGTATTTGATAATAACGCCATCCATAATTAAATCATACACCACATCCATTAGTTGTGTTGTATCCTTAAAATGGCATTTGGCTATTTTGTGGATTCTAGGGTCGCCTATCAGCCACTTATCTATAACTAGACGCCTATCAGTATTGCCAATAATTATAATTTGTTTACTATTGGCAAAACATCTGTAATAATTTGTTTGGTTTCTATTAACTTTATAACTATGAAAGCCATATTGTTTTAGAATTTCCAAATTTTTGATTTCATCAACTTTTAACATGCTAATCCTCCAATTTTTCATTTATTCGTTTGTCAAACACCTTTTCAAATTGTCTTTCAAAAGGTATATCTTCTTCATAGTAAATAGCCCTATTGTTCCAATCTTTATAACATTTGCAACACATAGCGCTATTAAGCACCGGCACAACATACATAATATCATCCGGCTCGTTGCACATATCACAACGACAGCCACCGGTAACTTTAACAATCTCTTTCAAAGAGCCTTTGTATATAACATAACCACATTTTGATTTTAGTTTTTTCATAGCACCACCTACAACAATTTGGGGTTATCATAGATGTTGCCCACTATTTCAAAATATAGTTCTTCACCCAACTCAATCAACAATTCATCAATATTGTATATGTAGCCACTATTTATTGGTCTAAACCCAAAGTGTAATCGGTTTTCATCAAACTCAACAATGAAAGTCTGTTCTTTTTTTGTTAAATTACTCCATGCTTTTACAATATCAGCCTCAAACATTTTTATATTGTTTTTATCTTTGATTCCAATAAATTGCCCTATTGTTTTGGGCTCGACAAAATATGATTTTAACCCATCGGTAATTTGAGGACAAATAGTTAAAGCATCACACACCCCAAATTCAATTAGTCCATACTGCCATTTATTTTTTTTAATTCTTCCTCTAAACACAATATTTTCCATTGTTACATTCCTCCACATAACACCAACTTTGTGGTGGTCTTTTAATTGTTTTATAAATGCAATGCTCACCATCAAAATCAATTCCACAAGCCGAACAACCCTCTGTTATATCATAATAATAATATTCACAGTCGCTATTCTCTCCACCTTTATTGCAAGGGTAATCATCACAATCAAGGTCTTTTCTAAATTCGCTTAAATCTTTTGGTTTATTATAGATTTTAAGGTCATTTATTCCCCAAGAATAGCCAATTTTATTGCCAAGATATCTTCTTAAACTTAAACCACCCATACAAGATTTTTGCATAAGTTCTTGTGCTTTGCCCATAAAGATAAGGCTTTCAATATCAAATTTAACAATATTTTTAAGTATAAATTCAGCAACAACTTTACCATTTTGAGCATTATAATCTCTAACAAAACAACTGCTATCTTGAAATGTTAATTTGTTTGTCAACTCAAATTTATTGTCATCATTTACTCGATATAAATATGGCTTTTTCTTTGTGCAATAAATACAAACTTTGCAAGGCAACTCACATTTTGGCATTGTTGTTCTTATTTCAATGGTTTTTTCGCCATTAAGTATTTTTTCAACCCATTGTGGTTGTATGCTAATTAAAATACTTTTCAACTTAATTACTCCTCCCAATAATAATTTTCTTGGCAAGTCTCTTTTAATTTTTTGATAGACCTGTTAAGTGGTAATGTAAACTCTTTTTCACCATAATACTTTGCTATATAAAGACAACCGGATTTGCTAATAACGAACTTACCATGTTTTCCTTGTGCAACTTGCATTTTCCCGCTTTTAACCCATTTCACTAAAAAATCCTCCTTTTGTTAATTTTCTAAACTAAACCATTGTTTGTATATTTCTGTTGCTACCCTTTTAATCATTATAGGTGGCACCGACATGCCACAGATATAACAAACATTGCTAATTGCATTTGAGCCAAAGTTATAATCTTGAGGAAATGTGCTTGCTGTTATAATATCGCCTTGGCTTATTTGTTCAAATGTGCCATATCTATAATAATCAGCAGCACCGGCTCTTATGGTTGGGACAACCTTATCATCATACAAGACAATGCTTTGGAAGAAAGAATCTTTACCATATAGCCTTTTGTGGGCATTAGATAGGTCATTTTCACCATATTTAACATTGGCTAATAATTCTCTTGTCTTTGCCCTGTTTTCGCTTAATTTAAGCCCTTGTAGTGTTTTTATTTTCCCATAAGGCACTTTTTCATAGTTAAAGCAAAGTTTTAATTCTGGATAGTGTAATTGTTCCTTGTGGGCAACAAACACAACTCTATGCCTTGCTTGTGGAACACCCATTGTTTCACCTCGTAACAGCCAATGGTTTACAACATAACCAATAGCCTTAAATTCTTTGTAGATTCTTTTTACATATTCCCAAGCATTACCATTAAGCAATCCCTCTACATTTTCCATAACCACAACTTTTGGCTTTAATTTTTTAACTGTTTTTATAAAAACAAAAGATAGGTCATCAAGAGTTTGGGCAACTTGCCCCTCTCTAAATTTCTTTTTCTTACCCCATGTTTTCTCACGCTGTCCTGCCATACTAAAAGTAGTGCATGGTGGACTGCCATCTAAAATATCCAAATTAAATAATTCTTTTGGTAAATCTTTTTTGGGTATTTTATTAAATTCTCTTATATCCATTAGGAAATTATGCTTTGGGTGGTTGTTCTGTATGTATATTTCATTCATTTTGGGGTCAATTTCGCAACACCCTATAACATCATACCCGGCTAATTTGTAGCCCATCGAACTCCCCCCCCCACAAGCAAAACAACTAAAAACTTTTTTGTTATTTTTACTTACATTTGCAAGGTCTTTAAGGGTCCAATAATAATCATTTGCTTTTTGTTCCTTAAAGGGATTATCTTCACCAAGCAAATCAAATAAATTTGGTTGCATTATCCCTCCAATTTGTCAAACAATGTTGATTGTTTCATTTGTAAATCTTTTGGAAACATATCAAACAGTGTTGGCTGTGATTTTCTTTTTTGTATTCTTTCTTTTGCAATATTGAAAGGTTTTTTATCTAATTCAAACACCAAAAATTGGTTTTGGGTATCCATTGCTGCTATTGCAGTGGATGCTGACCCTCCAAAGCCATCGAGGATTACCCCCCCCCGTGGACCAAATGTTTGAATTAACTTTATAAGTAAGGGTATAGGCTTTTGACAACTATGAATTAAATCTTGAACCTTTGCATATTGTAAAACATCACTAATGGCTGTTTCTGGGGGTTTAGGGTTGCCTTTCATACATAAATACATTGGTTCATATTGTGGTCTTGTGTAATAACCAAGCCCAAAATTGTTTTTAACCCATATTGGCATAGACTTGATATTAAAACCTGCTGTTGATAATGCCTTATTAAAAGCCGGGATTGTTGACCAACCCATAAAAGTAATTAAAAAACTATCTTTTTTAAGAACTCTATAACATTGCTTGAAATAGTTGTTTAGCAAATTATCAAAATCTTCATCACTTAAATTATCATTTGCTATTACCTCAAACTTTTCCTTTCTATGTTGTGAACTAAAATTTATATTGTAAGGTGGGTCTGTAAGAACAAAATCAATGCACTCATTTGGTAGGCTTTCCAATGCTTTGATACAATCTTCATTATAGATATTGTTTGTTTCATAATTGCCCAATTTCATTTAAGTCACCTGCATTTTTGATAATGGTAACGCCCTCATCATAAAATTGCCTTACTCTACTCACGCTATAATTAACTAACCTAGAAATTTTACGCCAACCTTGGCTCATGAAAATTTTGTGCTCCATAATATCTCTTGTGGTGTAGTTAGGAATTAGGTCGATGTATTTTGTTATTTCATTTCTTAAAGCATCAAGTTTTCTTTCCAATTCCAACTGTTCTTGTTCTAACTCATCAAGTTTTACAATAAAGTTTTCAATCGGTGAACCATGAAAACCCGGGGCTTTGGGCATACCATCATAGGCACCGGTTTTAGGAAAGCCACCCAACTCCCTTAATTCTTGTTGCTTTAACACCAATCTTCTTATTTTTGCTTTGGTGTCATTATACTGCTTTACTAATTGCTCAAACATCATCCTACTTACCCTCCATTGCTTTTATAAAGTCATTCATTTGTTGCTGTGTCATTCTATTTTTTTTATCACTTGCAGCAAACATTATGCACCCCAAAATGTAATAAGGTCGATTTTTAATATCTTCATTAAAACGGATTTGAGTAGCAATTGACCTAAATTGTTCAACATCAACATTTGAAATGATTTTTACAAACTCTTTACCTGTTATGATTTTATGGTCAAATTTCAACCCAAATACTGTTGCTTGTTCATGAGCCTCAATCATTGTATCTACAACCTCATAGCCTATTGATTTCCAAGGGTCAACCAACCATTCATAAAAATAATCTGAGTAGAATTTCAAATATGGCTCCCTTTCTTTTTGAGTTCTCTCACGCACACGTGCGCATGTTTCTTGAAATTCAATATTAAATTTATTTTTATTAACTAACTCAAAATCTATATCTTTATCCAAATCTTTATCTACATCCATATCTATATCTATATCAAGGTTGTTTTTTGCTTGAATTTCGCTTGTTTCTAGGTTGTTTCTAGGTTGTTCTTGGGTTGTTTCTAGGTTGTTCTTGGGTTGTTTTTGTGCATTACTATTTCCTTTTGGAGCACCACCTTTTTTGCCATTTTCAACACTAGCATCATATCTTGAAAGTGCAGCATCTATTGTTGGCTTTATAAGTTTGAAACACATTCTACATGCTGGTGTAAGATTGTGAGGTTCCTTTTTGGCAATAGCATAATCTATAATTGCTTTATAAATAAGTCCTTGCTCATCTTCTGGTAATTCACTAATTGCATCATAATATGAACTATAAAATATAAAACTATTTCTCACCTTTTACCTCCAATGTGTTTTGAATTTGGACTGCCTTTGGGTTTGTTTTCCAAAGGCTTTGCCAAATAATAAATGCTTTCATAAAATTGCTCCTTTACACTACATCAAAAGGGTCATCATTATCACTTATTGTTGTAGTTGTTTTTTGTTCTTTTGGCTGTTCAGTTTCAACATTAGATTCTTGCTTTGTAGCAATTTCATTTACTTGCTCAAATTCATTGTTGTCAACAAAATCTGGTGTTAAATCTTCGCCAATAATTGCATCATCCGCCTCAAATGCTTTTTGCATTTCAATACTCATAATACCCCACTTACTAATAAGTTGTCTTAATAGTGTTTTGTGTGCCATGCCATCAAAATCCTTATACCAAAAACTGCTAAATTTCCACATATCTTTTTCTGGCACTTGACCTTGTTCTAATTGTGCTAAACTATTAGCATCAAAGGCAGGGCTGTATTTGTCAGCATGTGCCAACATTTTCTTTTTTGACCAATAGATTGATTTTCTAAAACCATTGGTATATTCAAACATTGCATAATAGCCAATTGTTGGTGTGTTTTCTCTAACCTCATCATCTTCAATTAACTTAACTTGCAATTCTTCATCAAGTGGATTGTAACTTACAAGTTCACCCTCTTTGATTGAAATAACATTTATTTTTCTATAATAGCCACTCCTAATTGCCAATTGAATATAGCCTTTATATCCAAGCACAAAAGTTGCAACCATTGTTTCTGGTTCTATTAAATTGCCACCTTTATCAAACTTTGCCTTTTTCTTAAATGGGACCATATAGTATTGTCCTAATTGTGGGCTAGGTGACAATCTTAAACTTTCACCCAATAATGCAGCACTTAATATGGTTGGGTGGCTACATTCACTTAATGTTGGATTAGTGCTAACTGCACTAATAATTGATGTGATAAACCTTTGCCCATTTTCACCACCTACAATATTGTTAATTTGCTTTTTGATGGCATCTTGCCCAATAAACATACTAAATGTTTGTTTTTTAGCCTGTTGTGAAAGGCTTTTTTGATTTGTTGTTGCTAAACTATTTGTCATATTTCACCTACCTACTTGTTCCTTGCCACATACTCTTGTGTGTTTGATGTGACAATTTCTAATTCGCTTTGTTTTCTCATGAGTTTATCAAGTTTGTTTTCATATTTTTTGTTGATGGTATCAACTTTTAAGTCTTTCTCACGTTGTGTTTTGGCTATCAAATCAGCCACCTTTTGTTTTTGGTTTAATAATTTGTTATAATCTTTACATGCTAACATTTTCTAAATCCTCCTATATATTGTTAGTTGGCACCTTGCCATATTTGATTTTTTGATTATCTAAAAATTCTTTAAGTAATTTAATTTGTGTTTTTGTTGCAAAAACCCTAAAATCAACAGTTAAAACATCCTCTTGTGGTGTTTCTACTATTGGAGTTGCTTTTGCTTGTTCTTGGGCTTGTTTTTGGCTTAATTCTGCAAGCCTTTTTTCATTTTCCTCAAGCCTTGTTTTTTCGTTTAATGTAGCAGCAAGGTCAAATGTCCTTAAATAATAATCTTTAAGGTGTGTTTCTTGCTTAAAATTAAGCGATGTGATAACTGCTAAATCTTGATTAACCTTGGCTACAAAGTTGGTTATATCTTCTTTAACTTTCTTCATTGAATATGTAGCGTTTAGCCATTGCTCACTAAATACATTATCAATGTTAATTAGGCTAGCCAAATCACCAATGGCTTGTCCCCAAAACTCAATGATTTCATTTCTTTTGGCTTGTTTTTTTTGTTCTTCAAAACCTTTAACTTGTAAATCAATTGTTTTGGCTGTTTCATCAATTAAGGCTGTTATTTCCTTAACTTGTTGTTCAAACTTATCATAAGGTTGGTTGTAATATTTTTTTATTCTTTTTCTTTCATTATCAACCGCATCTTTTAGTTTGTTAAGATTTGCCCTATCTGCCTTGGCATTAGGTATATCTTCCTCTGTGTAAATGTTGTTTTTGTATTTTTCCAATTGTGGTTTTAATTGGCTAATTATTTCTTCATTATTAAAACCGATAAGTTTTGGTGTTAAATCTTCAATTGGAGTTGTAAGTATTAGTTCCATCATTTGCTAATTTTCCTCCTTAATGCAAATTTTTAATTACAAATGCTTTCGCATTTGAGATTTGAGATTATAAACAGAAAGCAAGGCGCACACAGTTCGTGCCGCTCGCACTGCCGTAGCTGACATACCCACCGTAGCTGACACAGCAGAAAACAGTGTCGCCGCCCGAGTAAGGGGAACGCAACCAATACCACTTTCCACACCTAACTTTTTCTGGGTCTTTCTTAAACAATTCATATTGCTTGCCCTCACCTTTCAATGAGTAGTCAATAGTTCCATTTGCCTCGATTTCACTTAATAGAAACAGGTTGTTAAGTGTTGTTTTTATCTTCTGTTTATCACCACCAATGCTTGTTTTCTTTTTTACTAAAACAATCGCATCCTGTAATTCTTTCGGTAAAAGTCTAAAAAATCTAGGCATAAGAACATTGTTCATATAACTATCATTCCAACCACCAATATTTGACCATTCATTATTCATTTGAAATTCGCCATCAATTGGAAAATCAAAGACCAAGGTTACATTTGATTTTGTTCCATCTTCTTTAACATCATGATTAAAGCCACAAATGGAAACATTTGCTTTTTCCCCGGTGTATAGTTCTATGATTCTATTCCCACCTAGACCTAATTTTTCTTTTGCTTGCCCATTTTTACAAATTTTTATAAACTCTTGTAAAGGCATATTGTTAAAGTTTTTATATTCCATATTTCCTCCTAAATATTTGGTAGCAACCTATTTGGTCGCACCCCTTTTTGAACCTTGTCCCAAAAGGCAATTTCTTGGTTTGTTAGCCATTCAATATCCTCTTGGCATTGTTCTCTTGTGAAATAGTAATGTTTTGTTTTAAGCACAATTTTGCCATCACCAAAATCACTTTTTATTTGTGCTTTCACCCACACAAATTGCAATTCTTTATCGGTTATAAAATATTGCAACACTTGGCAATAGTAGTTTGTAGGTATTTGGTCGTTCCATTTTTCCTTTTGCATGCTATTTAATAATTCTGTGGTTTTAATTTCCAAAGCCCCTTTAATTCCTGTTGCTTTATCAACCAAATCACAATCTCTTGTGCAAAATAGGAAATTGTAGTCATCATTATAATTAACCCTAAAATTATCATTGTAACTAACTTGGTATTGTGGATAATCCAATGCAAATAGTTTTACAAGTAATGGTTCAGCATCATGCCCATATTTAACATAATCTCGATTACTTATATCTTCTGGTTGTTTTATGCCGGTTTTTTCTTCCCATAAATCAACATTTGATTTGTAGGGATTGTAACCCACCACAGCACTTGCATCACTGCCACCAATTCCCTTGAGCCTACCATTAAGCCACTTTTCGTGATTCTCATATATCACTTGCATAATGTGTTTGCTACAAGCCTCCTTTTCTTGGTATTTCCTTGCATATTTCTTTGCTTTTGTGCTATACTAATGGTGCAAGGTGTTACATTAAGTAAGCACATTTCACTTGCGAGTCATTGCTTGGTTTCGGTTGAGGCAATGGCTCTATTTTTTTAATTACATAACACACCTCCTTACATATTTTCATTGCTATTTGCCCTCGCTTTCAAAGTATTTAAGCAAAGCAATTTTAACGATTGCACTAGCAGTAAGGCTTTTTTCTTTTGCAACATCTTTAAGTCGCTTGTGCAAAGGCTCTGTTAATTGAACACCTACACAAATACGCTTAATTTTATTGCTTGGTTGTTTATCGTCTTTCATAATTCCTCCTTTTACAATAAAAAATAGGCTCACCTAATTGGTGAACCTATAAGCAAATAATTGGGAAATAAAAAATAGGTTCAACTCAATTATTAAACCTATTATAAGACATCACTTTTTAAATCTTTTTGCAACTTTAGTAGCCTTTTTGAGCGTATATTAAGTAAGACTTTTTGGATAAATTACCTAACAAAAATATCAGCTAAATTACTATTGATAAAATCCAAGACTAATAAGCAAAGCTTGGTTTATTTCAGCCATTTTTATTTGCGATATATCACAAATTTTTTCTTTAAGCCTTCGCTTATCAAGTGTTCTAATTTGTTCCAACAAAACAACCGAATTTTTTGGCAAGCCATCAATTTTATCTAACTCGATGTGTGTTGGAAGTTTTGCTTTTGATAGTTGGCTTGTTATGGCGGCAGCAATTATTGTGGGCGAATATTTATTGCCAACATCATTTTGAATTACAAGCACAGGCCTAATGCCACCTTGCTCGCTACCAACAACTGGGCTTAAATCTGCAAAATAAACTTCTCCCCTTTTAACCAT